TTGTCTTCGCTAAACATTCGGGATTGGAAACGACTGCAAAGAACTGCTAAAGTAGTTGAAACTGTTGAAGAAAGCGTTGCCCAACCTGAACCACAACCACAACGAAGAACTTTGAAACCTGCACGAAGACCAAACAACTGGATTCAAAGGTTTTAGTATGCGAAACCGAAGGAACCGATATTTGACACCAAAGCAGTTGGCTGCTGAGTTGGACGTCAGCGAGCGAACAGCCTACCGATTCTGTGAATCCGGCTTAGTTCCTGCTTACAAGGTTGGTGGAAGTTGGAGAATCGAAAGCCAAACCAGTTACTTAGACGCCTTTGCAAAGTTAAATTGAGGAATATGAGAGGAAGAAAACCAAAACCAGGTGAAAATTTGCCAGACTCAACCAGAAGGTTATTAGAAATTATTGAGTCATTAGGACTTTCGCGTACTGAGTTTGCCCAGAAGGTGGGGATAAGCTATTCTGGTCTGAATAGCACGATTCACAGACCAACGAAAGTCAGCACTATGCTGGCTAGGAGTATTGAACTAGAGTTTGGAATTTCTCAAAATTGGCTACTTTGGGGTAAAGAAGAAGACCAGCCTAAAGCAATCACACCAAAAGCAATGCGTTGTGATTCTTGTCGTTTTTGGGATTCAACAACAGTGACAGCAAAAGACTTACCTGAAAATGTTGATGAATTTGGGTATTGCCGCAGAAATGCGCCTATGCCGTTAATGTTTAAGCAAAGTGACCAAGACAAGCCACTTGAAATGAAGATTCATTGGCCTGTTACAGAAAACACTGACTTTTGTGGAGAGTGGAAATCTTAAACTGATTTTTAAATTCTGCCAATTTTGCCAATTTTGCCAATTCTGCCAATCCTGCCCACAAGCTTGAAGTTCTGCGCTATTTCTAGCGCATGGCAACCAATCAATTCGACCGCGCAAACTATCCCACAATTGAACCTGACCGTCTTGTAGCTGGTGAACGCTGGACTTGGCGCAAGGACGATCTCGCTTCTGATTATCCGCCAGATTCGTATTCCCTAGAATATATCGCTCGCTCACATGGTGGCTCTTCGACTGAGTTTAAGATTCAGGCCACAGAAGCAGACAGCACCTACTTCATCGAAGTCTCTTCCAGCACTACACAAACCTACCCACAAGGCCACGTTCACTGGCAAGCCTGGATAACTCGCACCTCTGATTCAGAAAAAATCAAAGTCCTAGAAGGACACTGGGAAATTTCTTATGACTATGACGTCAACCACGATCCCAGAACTCACGCAGAAATCATGCGTGATAAGATTGAATCCCTATTAGAAGGCCGCGCAGATAATGACGTTGAAGAGTATTCGATTGGGAACCGCAGCCTGACGAAGCTTTCAATTCAAGACCTGATGAAGTGGCGCGACTACTACAGACAAGAGGTTGCTAAAGAAAATCAGCAAGCTAGAGCAAGAGCAGGCAAACGTCCTGGCAATCTGGTGAAGGTTGAGTTCAGGAGGGCAGGATGATTCAAGAGGCAATGTGGTGGCTCACGGATAGAGTACATAGGCCAGCACCAGAGAATCCAAGCCCAAAGCAGAAAAAGCGTCGATACGACGGAGCGGCTGGTTCGAGATTCCTAGCGGATTTTGTTGGTTCAACGACCAGCTCAGACGCAGAACTTCAATATTCGCTTAGACGCCTACGAGACAGAGCCAGAGAACTTTGCAGAAACGACGATTACGCTAGGCGCTACCTGCAACTGATGAGTTCTAACGTAGTTGGCGAGCATGGTTTCACGCTTCAGTCTCGCGCCAGAAACTTAAATGAGCCAAATGTTGGGCAGTTGGATGCTGCTGGCAATGAAATCATTGAACGAGCCTTTCGACGTTGGGGTAAATCCTGTTCCGCCAATCAGCGTCAATCTTGGCTAGATATTCAGCGATTGGTCATTCAAGGTCTTTGTCGCGATGGCGAGATTCTGATTCGTTTTGTTCGTGGCAAACGTTGGCGTGACGGACTCGCTCTTCAAGTGCTAGAGCCGGATTACCTCGACGAAGAATATTTCACCACAGAGCCAAGAGGCAGAAGAGTGGTCATGGGTGTTGAGTTGGACGAGTTTGACGCACCGCAAGCCTACTACTTAAAATTAGGTCAAGGCCATCCGTTCGATACGTTCGGGCAGAGAAGAAGCGACAAGCGGACAAGAGTTCCGGCTGAAGACATCCTGCACATTTACCTACCAGACAGAGCGCAACAGACCAGAGGCGTCACTTGGTTCGCGTCAGCCATGTCTCGAATGCGGATTCTCTCAGGTTATGAAGAAGCAGAACTGATTGCTGCTCGTACATCAGCAGCAAAAATGGGTTTTTTGGTTTCAGCAGACGGTGAAGGCTTCATTGGTGACGAATCGGCAGACGGTAATCAAATCATGTCTGGCGAACCTGGAAGTATTCAGCAATTGCCAGCCGGAATGCAGTTTCAAGAATGGAATCCTTCGCACCCCACTTCAGCATATGCCGAATTCCACAAAGGTGTGCTTCGAGGCATTGCCAGTGGACTTGGCATTTCTTACACAAGTCTCAGCAACAACCTCGAAGGCGTCAGTTATTCGTCCATTCGTCAAGGCGCACTAGAAGAGCGTGACTTGTACCGTCAGATTCAAAGCTTTTTGATTCAGCACCTGTGCGAGCCAATCTGTCAAGAGTGGCTGAAAATGTCGATGACTTCCGGCTCAATCCCGATTCCGATTACTCGCTACGACAAGTTTTCTAACACACTTGAATTCAGAGGCAGAGGCTTTTCTTGGGTAGACCCAGCAAAAGAAATCAGAGCCGAAGTCGAAGCAGTTAGAAATGGCTTCAAGTCATTGAATGACGTAGCGCGGCAATACGGGCGTGACGTGGAAGAGGTGTTTCAGCAAATGCAGAACGACAAGGCAATGGCAGAGCGTTATGGAATCAGCCTAGCGTTTGAGCCTTTAGGTTCGCCTCATGGTCCTGTTGAGCCAGAAGTCGAGTAATGGCAGAAAGCTACAAGCCAACCGAGGGCATGATTTCCGAGGCAAACCGTGGCCTAGAGTGGAGACGAGAATTTGGCAGAGGCGGAACTTCTGTCGGAATCGCAAGAGCCAGAGACATTTCAAACGGCAAGAGTTTACCGTTGGCAACCGTCAAGCGGATGAAATCCTTTTTTGCGAGGCATGAAGTAGACAAAAAAGCCGAAGGATTCAGGCCAGGAGAAAAAGGTTATCCAAGCAACGGACGCATAGCTTGGGCTATGTGGGGTGGAGATGCTGGAAAAAGTTGGTCAGAAAAAATCGTGAATCAAAGCGAGAGAATTATGGATTTAACTAGCATGACCGAAAGGCACGTCATTGACGTTGAAGAAACGCAAGACGAGTTCATTGTGGCTTTTGCCAAAGCTCAAGAAGTCGCAGAAGAGCCGGAAGAGCGAGAAGTTGAACAAGTCGAAACGCGAGACTTACCAGTTCAGACCCAGTACCGAACCGGAAGCGTTCGCATGATGGATGACGAGTCAGACAGAAGAGTGATGATGTCGATTAGTTCAACAAATCCGGTTGAACGTGAATTCGGCTATGAAGTTCTCGAACACAATGCCGGAAGCGTTGACATGGAATTCATGTCCAGCGGCAAAGCACCACTTCTTTTAGACCATGACGCCAGACAGCAGATTGGAGTTGTAGAACGAGCCTATATGGACAACGACAAACTTCGTGCACAAGTAAGGTTCAGCAAAAACGCAATGGCGGAAGAAGTTTATAGAGACGTTGTTGACGGAATCAGAGGTAACGTTTCGATTGGCTACCAGATTCAAGGAATGACGAAAGACGAGAACGGTTACAAAGACAAACCGCTTTATCGGGTGAGTTCCTTCAAACCATTGGAGGTTTCAATGGTTTCCATACCTGCCGATTCTACTGTAGGAGTTGGCAGAAACTATCAGCCGGATCTTTCCGGTAATGAATCAACTGCAATTCAGGAGAATAAAATGGAAGAGCAGGTTCAAAAG